GCTAATGGTTTTCTAGAGAGTATGTCCCCCCTTCAACGTGAAATATACGAGTACGGACAAAAGTTTGCACAAACCGATTTGGCTTCTGGTGTAGATGCTGCTGCTGCTGCTGCACTGGCACTTGCTCAACGGCTCGGCATTAGTCTTGACCGGGCTAAAGGCATGATGGAACTTGGCTATGGTGCGCCTGTTCAGTACGATCCAAGGGCTGCTGACTATGACCCTGCAAGGGCTTCGGCTGGTCGCGCTGCACAACTACAAAAAGACCGCTTTGGTTTTAGCTACAGTACAACCGTGCAGGGTACAAAGTTTGCAGACGATAAGAAAAGGGGCGGTGGTGGAGACAAAACTGATCCACTCGAAGAACTCCGTCAACAGATCAAGCTAGAGACTGAACTTCTTGGTGTGTCTGAGGCTCAGGCTCGTGTGATCCAAGCCCTTGGAATGGACCGTAGCAAGTACTCGGAAGCAGAAATCAACGCTATCACGGCTGAGATTGAAGCCTACAACCAGAAGCAAGAAGCTATCGAACGCACCAAGAAGATCATGGACACTGTTAAGTCTTCTATGGAAAATGCCTTCATGGCTATGGTTGATGGCACAATGTCTGCTAAAGATGCCTTCCGTTCTATGGCGGCTGAGATCATCAAGGAACTGTATCGGGTTCTTGTTGTCCAACAGCTTGTCAACAGCATCTCAGGTGCTATCGGTGGCATCTTCGCACCTTCTTCTGCACCTACAAGTTCCCCTAGACCAATGCCTCGCCCTCCGGGGCTTGCTGTAGGCGGTTCTCTGATGGCTGGTGGTAGCTACCTCGTAGGTGAGAACGGTCCTGAACTCGTGATCCCTCGTCACTCTGGTACTGTAGTCAATGCTAATCAGACTGCGGCTATGGGTGGTGGCTCTGGAACAACTGTAGTCAACAACAATATCAGTGTGACTGGCAGTGATGCAGCTATGGTTCGTACTGAGATCGCAAAGATGATCCCGCAGATCACTAACGCTACTAAGGCTGCTGTGATTGATGCCCGTCTCCGTGGTGGACAAATGAAAGCCGCATTCCAATAAGAGGTTACTATGACAATCAGCTATCCATTGAACACCCCGACTAACATTGGGATTGCTAACATTGCCATTTCCGCTGAGAGTGCTGTAGCTATCAGTCAGTCTCCCTTTACGTTCCAACAACAAGTTGTGGCTCACCCCGGTCAAAGGTGGGCTGCTTCTGTCTCTCTTCCTCCGATGAAACGTCAGGATGCAGAATATTGGATTGCTTTCCTTCTTAGTCTTAAAGGTCAGGTAGGTACGTTCCTTCTGGGTGATCCCAACTGTGTAGACGCACAAGGTTCTGCTTCAACGACTGCTGGAACTCCCCGTGTCAATGGGGCTAGTCAAACGGGAGACACTCTCGTAATTGATGGTCTTCCCCTTAGTGCGACAGGCTATCTGCTACCGGGGGACTACATCCAACTAGGCTCTGGTGGTTCTGCTTATCTCTACAAAGTCCTTACCCAAGTTGATAGTGATGGTTCTGGTGAAGCAACTCTTGACATTTGGCCTAATCTCCGGGTCTCTCCTGCTGACAATGCTCTGGTGATTGTGTCTAATACAAAAGGTAGGTTTCGTCTCAAAGACAATATGCAACAGTGGCAGATTAACGAAATTAGTTCCTATGGCATCACATTCGATTGTGTGGAGGCCCTATGAGTAGAACTATTTCAGCCAGTCTCCTTAACGCTCTTGATGATAAGACAGTCTATCCCTTCTTTGCTGTAGACATTGATTTCTCTAGTGGTCCTCTCTATATCTGGTCAGGTTACGGTGATCTAACGATTGGCGCTAAAACCTATCTAGGGGTAGGCCAACTCTTGAATGTGTCTTCGGTTGAAGAAAGTACAGAGATGGAAGCCAAGGGTGCTGTCATTACGATGAGCGGTATCCCTTCTACTTTCTTGGCTCTTGCCCTCACTGAACCCTACCAAGGGAGAGAATGCCGTATCTACTTCGGTATGACAAACAACCCCTCCGACTACGCAGAAGTATTCGCTGGTGAATTAGACCAGATGAACGTATCGGAAGAAGCGAACACAGCTACAATCTCTGTCACAGTTGAGAACGTCCTCATTAAACTAGAGCGTCCTGTTGTTAGACGTTTCACCAATGAAGACCAGAAGTCACGTTTCCCTAACGATAAGGGCTTGGCATTTGTAGCCACCTTGCAAGACAAAGAAATCTTCTGGGGTAGGGTTGCTAAGTAATATCCCTCGAAAGAAAGGCACCCGACATGCCAATCACGCACAGCCCAAAGGGCGCGCACTGTAGCGAAAGCTGCTCTTATCAACAAGAGTCCTTAGTCACTGTCAAGAAAGACGTTATCGAACTTGCTAGGGCAGATTGGGAAGAGATTAACCACGACGACGAAGCCTATCCGTTTGATCCAGATTGGGATTTGTATGGACTTCTCGAAGACAACGGCTCTCTGATGATCTTTACCGCAAGGGTCGATGGTAGTCTCGTAGGTTACTTCTCTGTAGTTAAAAGCCCTAGTCTCCACTCAAAGGGTAAGTTCGTTCTTTGCAATGACGTAATTTATCTCCACAAGGATCACAGAAAAGGACGTACAGGAATTGGATTGTTTAAGTTTGTGGAGGATTGCCTGAAAGAAGATGGTTACTCTAACCTACAGATTTTGTACTCTCAGAAGTACGACATAAGCCCACTGCTTTCTAGACTTGGCTACAGGCACATAGAGAGCAAACATGAGAAAAGGTTGAGGTAATTAAATGGCAGCTTCTGCAATCATTGCTCTGGTGTCCACTGCGACTGCTGTTGCAACTACGGCTGGTGGTATCGCAGCTTTCACTTTCTTTGGCCTTTCTGGTCTTACTGCTGTTGCTGCCAGCTTTCTCGTATCTACAGCAATGGGTGCAGCCCTTAATGCTCTGGCACCTAAGCCTAGTTTCGGTAATACCCGTGGCTACAGTATCGCAGGGGAAAGTGGTTCAGCCGTAGACCATCAGATCATCTACGGTGAAACTCGTGTGGGTGGTGTCCGTATCTATGACGCTTCTACGGGTACGAACAATGCTGTCCTCCATCGTATTTTAGCTTTTGCTGGTCACGAGATTGAGAGTTTTGAGCAAATCTATCTTAATGATGAAGTTGTAGAACTCGGAGATGCCTATCGGTATACAGTGCGTTATATCTACAGTCGTAGGGGCGACAACTATACGGAAGATGTTACCTTTGATGATACTGCTGTAAACAAGGCTGTTGGTGCAATTACCTATGCGGACTTTGTTGAACTTGGCGGTGAACTGACTGGCAGTTGGGTTTCTGGGGAAATTCTTACCAAGACGGTCCTTTCTTCTGGTCGGGTCAAAACCCCCTCTCGTTACAAGAGCAAAGTAACCATCAAGCGTTACTACGGGACAACCACTCAGACTGCTGATCCAGACCTTATTGCAGAAACTGCTTCTATTTCGAGTGGGAACGGTAGATGGACTTCGGACCATAGGCTACAGGGTATCGCTTACCTTTATGTTCGTTTTGAGTACGACGAAGAAGCCTTCCCCAATGGTGTTCCCTCTGTATCTGCTGTCATTCGTGGTAAGAAAGTCTATGACCCTCGTACAAGTACAACTGCTTGGTCTGATAACCCTGCCTTGTGCTTGCGAGACTATCTGACATCAGACTATGGACTAGACCAAGACGTTAGTAAGATTGATGATAGTCTTGTCATTACGGCTGCTAACATTTGTGATGAGGTGGTTAGTAGTGAAAAGCGTTATACCTGCAATGGGAACTTTGTAACAAGTTTTGCACCCAATCAGGTTATCTCCGATATGCTCACGTCTATGGGTGGCCTCTTCTGGTACTCCCAAGGCAAGTGGCGTATGAAGGCCGCTAAGTACACGACACCAACAATCACTCTAGATGAAGACGATCTTCGTAGTGGTTTAAGCCTTTCCACAAGACACTCTCGTAGAACTAACTTCAATACCGTGAAAGGCAAGTTTAAGGGTCCAACAACTGACTATCAAGAAGCAGACTACCCAGAAGTATCAGAGGAAGAGTTTGTAACTACAGACAATGGTATTGTAAATACTCTTGATCTTACTCTACCGTTCACATCTTCCTCTAAGACGGCCCAACGTATCGCTAACATTGCACTTCGTAGGAACAGAGAACAACTTACCTTCTCTGCATCGTTTGGTCTTAAGGCTTTCCAAGTTGAAGTAGGTGACTTTGTTTACATCAACAACACTCGCTTTGGATGGTCTAACAAACCCTTTGAAGTCACAAGTTGGGGCTTTGGTCTAACAGAAGGACTTGACCTACAGGTTCAAATGACCTTGCGGGAGATTAGTTCTGCTGTCTTTAACCTCAGAGACCCTGCTATCTTTGAGCAGAACAACACAAACCTCCCAGACCCAAGTGAAGTCACGGATGTTGGTATCACTGTCTCAGGCGAACTTCAAGTTGTAAATGAACAAGTGCTTGGGGTTATGTTGGTGGACTTCACCTACGATGCTTCAAACGTAGACTACATTCAGTTTCAATACAAAGAATCTACCTCGGAGACTTGGAAGAACTTTGGTAGGATCGACGGTGGTCGTGCAGAAGTCATTGGTGTTAAGGATGGTGTCTATGATGTCCGTGCTAGGGCAGTCAACGTCCTTGGCTACAGAGGTGCATGGGCTTATGTCTTCGATCACGACTTGGAACTTTTCCTCGCACCCCCTGCGGATGTAGAAGACCTGTCAGCTAACGTGATTGGTAGTTCACTCTACTTGAACTGGACACCTGTGGCAGACTTGGATTTGTCACACTACCGTGTACGTTTCTCTAAGAGAACCTCTGGTGCTACCTACAGTAAAGCAGTAGATGTTGTCAAGAAAGTTGCTCGACCGGGTAATAGTGCTGTTGTCCCTGCTTTGACTGGCACCTATTTCGTTAGGGCTTACGATAAGTTGGGTATCGGGGGTGAGAACCCTTCTAGTGTTGTAGTTATCACTGATCCCGGTAATCTTCAGAAACTGAACGTCATTCAAACTTTGACACA